AGTAGCCTGTGACACTTTAGTGCCAGGAGTTACTATTGTTTTAGAAGGAGTCTTCTTTTTTACTGCATTCTTTGTAGAAGCAGTAAGTCCTGCTCTACGTCGTGCTGCTGCTGCGGATTCTTCACTGTTAGAGCCATACTTTGATGGACTCCCTGTGTTATCAATTGCCATTACCATTTCACCTTATCTGCCCAATATGCGGCACTCATTTTTCCTTTGGATATATTGCTTGCATGTCTTGCTTTGAAAGACTTACGACGTGCTGCATAGGCAGCAGATTCTCCTGCTTTTTTAGGTGAGCCAGAAACGCCTTGTTGTCCAAAACGTATGGTCTTAACCTGGCTACCTACCTTAGCCACAACAACGTGTGACTTAGTAGGGTGGCTTGGAGTAGCCTTAGGCTTGTTATAGCCTGTAACTCCAGCCCGGGTTAATCTTGAGTCTTTCATTTCTTTTTCTTCTTTGCCTTGCCAGCCTCTGAGAGTGCAATAGCAATTGCTTGCTTACGAGACTTGACTACTTTTCCACCCTTACCAGAGTGAAGTGTCCCAGTCTTGAACTCGTGCATAACTTTCTGAGTCTTGGTCTTTTTCATTTCTTTGGAATACGCTTTGCTACTTGACCAGTAGGCTTAGCCTTAACTTGTGCACCACCTGCGCCATAACGACGACCCTGAACTAATGCACCAAGAAGTTGTCCTTTTTGGTTATCAAGAGTCTTGTTAGCCTTGCGAGCACGAGCATCAGCACCAGGAGTTGGGTCTGCACTTCTATTCCATGCATCTTTCCATGCTGATGCAGTCTGTTTTGCTTCTTTTGCTAGATTATCTAAGTATGAAACTTTCTTGGCCATGATTACTTGCTACCAAACATTCCACGCTTTACAGTCTTCTTCTTAGCAACCTTCTTAGTAGCCTTCTTCTTACCATACTCTGACATACGAGCAGACATTGGTTCTGTCTTTTCGTGCTTCATCATGGCCTTCTTAGATGCGTACTTTTCGCCTTTAACTGACATTATACTAGCCCTACTTCCTTTAGTTTGGATACTGTCTTGTTTTGTATGAGGTTTGTGTTGGGCATTGTATTCGAATCGTAAGGCTTACCCAATGCCTCAGATGCTCTACGTGCTTCTTGTATCTTTGCCATACTTGTTCCTGCTGGTTGAATGCCATCGTTTCTTGCATCTTTGTAGGCATCCATCTCTTTATCCCATGCTTTGTTGGTCATTGACTTCTGTGATGAAGCATCCCCTGGACTTAATTGCAGTCCTAGAACCTTGCATCCGAAGCAACCTTCAACATCTTCTGGATGGTCTAATCTGTGTCTCATACCGTCTCCACTGTATAACCGACTGCCTCTAGGCCAGCCTTTTCTGCAGCACTTACGATGTATGTATATCCACCGATATATGCCTCTTGAGCAGCCTCTACCTCTTCTGAGGAGGGATAGCGTGTTTCGTAGTACACACCATCTACCTTCAAGACTGTGATACCTCTTGTAAGCCTGTAACGACTGAATAAGCGGCCTTCACCCGCAGGGCCTTCGCTGACTGTAGGTGTCGTGAATTGATATGCCATATAGCCTCCTAAGCCGTTTTATGGATAGAGCAGGAGTTTCCCCCTGCCCCACCCATCTAATTACTTAGATTATGGACGGACTGATGAAGCAGTCTCGATGCGGTACAATGCTGCCTGACGGTAGATTGACCAGTTGATGATACCGTGCCAGCCGACTGGACGGAAACGGTTCAACTTGTCTACAACGTTACCAAACTCAATGCCTGGTTCCTTCCATACAGCCTCAGCAAGTGCTTGCTGGCCTAGTACGTAAGTGTTGTAAACGCGTGCCTTTGGAGTAACTGTAAGTGTGTTTGTTCCAACAGTTCCTGAGTTAGCGACAGACACAGTGAATGTTGTGTTTGTAGCGCCAACAGAGATTGCTGTAATCAAGGCACCAGAGCCTACGTTTGTACCAGAGATAGCATCTCCAACCTCAGCAAGACCACCGAAAGCAGCATTTGCTGCAACGATTGTGTACTCACCTGAAACACCGCTTACTGCAGCAGCAGTAGCCAATGCTGTGAGTGCTTTACCTGAGATTGTGTTAGTCATTGTAGGTGTCTCAATGAAGCGAACACCTTCCCATGCGCCGATTTCTCCAGCGTATAGTGACTGAATGTTCTGGTACTCGTTTGGTGTACGCCAGATGTTGTTGCCTGTCTCTGTGCGTAGGTCATGAGAAACTTCTGGGTGAACATACGCTGTGTACATTCCTCCACGAGTTCCAACGTTTGAAGCACGCAACTTTGTTACAGCGTAACGAATGTCGCGTCCCTTTAGAACGTCTGTTGTGTCAATTGTTGACTTAGCAGCAGTTGTTGAAAGTGCTCCACCTGATTCACGGATAACGTTTGTACCTGCATCAAGAACAGCAGCAATGCCAGCGTCAAGTGTCATTGCCATGTTGAATGAGACTGCGTTAGCAATCCATGGGTCAACATCTGCAAGAGTCATAAGTGACAACTTGCGAGTTGGAAGCACTACGCGACCTAGTTCTTGCTGTGAGACATCAAGAGTTGTAGTTGCTGGTAGTGCGATTGCATCTGGGTCTACAGTTTCAGCGAGTGTTGCACCAGCAATTGTGGTGTCAGCGATATCGTTGTGGAACTGGAAACGGATTGAAGAACCGTCGTGAGTTGGGTTTCCGACCTTCTTGTCCGCGATTGCGCGGAACTGTGGTGTATTACGTAAGTTGAGTTCAATCAACTTGTCGTACGCCATGGTTACAAGATTGGAACCTAACCCAGAGGTTGTGGTTGAAAAGACATCTGCCATTTGGAGATATCTCCCTTCTGGTTAGTGTGTGCGGTTTTTTACTGACCGCTGAGAATGGATAAGATTTCTTCTTCTGATTCTGCATTCGCAATGCGATTAGCAAAGTCATCAGAAGCAGCGGGTGTGTCAGCACCAGTTAGCACAGAATCCATTTTCTGCATTGCAGCGATATCATTTTGATTTACTGCTGGCTTAGGAGCAGGTGTGTAACCAAATACATCACCATTGTTTTCTAGCCAGTGACTAATAGCATCCTCAGATGCCTCGATATCGGATGGAATAAACTGTGCAATCTTTAGATTGACACCCTTGGATGTAAGTACATCCTTTAAAATCCGCTCTTTTTGGGACTTAGTGAGTTCACCATATGAAGTCTCAAGTTCCTTGTTTTTGCGCTGTTCGGCTTTTAATGCCTTACGTAGTTTTTTAACAAGGTCTGTATCGGTTTCAAATACACTTGTAGGTGTATCATCTTCGTCTTCATCATCCCAGTAGTTGTCGCGGTTATCGCTCATAGCGATTTCTCCCTTTGTAGTAGTATTCGCACACCTCAATTTCAGATGGGGTATCTGGATTGGCTTGTACTCTCGGTCTTGTACGCCCCCTGGGGCCGATGGGTCCAGGTGGGGATTCTTAGATGAGGCCTGTTGTACCAGGTCCTGATAGTGAGCCACTTACACCGTAACGGCTGTAAAGGCCTGAACTACCTTCAAAGGCTCGTGCATTTTGTTCAGCAAGACGCTTACGACGCTCTGATGCTGTGCCTTGGAATTCTTGTGCAAGAAGACTATTCTGAATATCAGTAGCAAGTGCTGCGTTAGATGCAACTGTTCCGCCAGCCTTTTCATAAATCTGAGCAAGTGCAGTTGTTGGCTGGATATCCTGAGCAATGTTTTCAAATCCAGTAGATGCCATCTTTGTAATCTCTGCTTCGTTATATCCTTGAGCAACAAGAGTTGCTGTGTATTGCTTAAACTTTGCTAGTTGGTCAGCAGAAGTTAAGACACCAGACTTTGCACGACGAAGTGCTTCTGCTGTAAATACACCAGTTTGACGATTAAGTTCTAACTGCTGTTGTCCAACCTTAGGGTCAAGGTAGAAGTCTTTAAGGTCTGCGGCAGATGCAATGTAGCCCTGCTTGATAAGAGCATCAACCTGGAATGGGTCAGCCTCTAACGCACGAAGTTCTGCCATAGCAGCACGATTAGCCATATCAGTTACTGTAATATCATTTTTAAAGTACAGTTTAAGGTTATCTTGTGAGAGATATTTTGAACTAAGTTTGTACTTATCAACTACACCCTTTATACCTTCAACAGTATTAAAAAGTTCATTAGCAGATTTAGGAACAACAAGACCTTCATTCAAATAACCATACTCTGTATAAAATGGAGATGTAATCTTTGAACCATTCTTAAGAGTGTACTCTTTGCTATTAAGGAAGACCTCTGTAGCATTATCAAGGTCAAGACCGTCTTTAATAAGACTATTTAAGAAAGATGTGGATGAATCAAGAATTGCTGATGTAAATCCTAGACCACGAAGTGCTGCTTTAACAATGTCAATATTAGTTGTAGGAGCACCTGTAGTATCTACTATTTTACCTGAAACAACTGGTGCTGGTTTAGTATCTTTTGTTCCATCTGAATAAGTAGTTGTTATTGAACCATCTTCATTCGTTACTACTGATGTAACAGTTTTACTTAAAGTTGTAAATACAGTTGGAGTTTTAGGTAATGTTGCAGTTGTACCATCATTATAAGTAATAGTGGTTGTACCATCAGCATTTAATACTGTTGAAACAACAGATTTAGTTCCTGTACCTGGTGATTTTAATCCAGTACCTGCTATAAGATTACCATTAACGTCATAAGTATTGCCATAAGTTGTAGTACGTGTTGTTGGAATAGGTGTGCCAATTGGATAGATTTCTTTAAAATCGCCAATTCCACCCGCAGCAGTACGAACAAATTTAATCTGTGCCCCTGCTGCTTCACCTTCAATTGTTAACGCTGGTTTTTCTTGAGCCTTATATGCTGCAGTAATACGAGCATTGGCTTCTGTACCAGTTTCACCTGGCAAACGATTTGCACGGTCAGTACTAGAACCACCAGCAGCAACAACGGCTGCAGTAGCAGCATCAATCTCAGCCTGAGTTAATGGTTTATTTGCTGCTGCTTTTGCTGCTGCTTCGGCTGCTAGGCGTGCTTCATTTAATGCGTCTAGTGATGCCATTATTAGCGTCCCAACTTACTTCTTAGATTCTGAGTCATATCAACAGCCTCATTTACTGCCTTTGCTGTCTTGCCATAATCTGGATGATTCATAATCATGTTATTAAGTTCCAATGCGTTAGGCATACGGTATGTACCTGATTCATCTTTGAAGTTAAAGATAGATAATGCAAATGGGTCATCTATTGTGAAATTCTTTTCAAGTGCTGTAGATATTGTTTCAAGTATTGGCTTAACATACTTATCAGCATCTTCACCAGCATTAACAACATCTGCAATACTCATATACTTAGAAGAAGTTTGCTTGCGCACACCATTTTCGTATTGCTTGATTAATTCTGTAGCAACCTTTGGGTCTGGACTTGATAGTACTTCTTTAATAAGAGGTGATAGGGTTGCAAGGTCTGGGACTTTTGTATAATTTGCTTTATGGAAAGAAGCAACTGCATCATAAAGTGATTTAGCAGAACCACCAAGATTAGCAACATTCCAAGCAGTATCAGGATTATTTGCTGATAAAAAGTCTGCAAGAAATTGCTGTTGTTCTTCTGCAGTAAATCCCTCACCAGGAGATGTAGTTGCTCCTGTAGTTACTGCTGTATAACGCTTTTGTCCAGACTGGTCAAGAGCAATCTTTGCATAAACTGGATTACCAAACTTATCAACTTTTTGCTTCTTAGTTGCAGTATCAATAACTGGCTTGCTCTTCTTATCATAGATAGGAGCATATTCAGTTGTTGTCTTAGTAGTAGTAGGAGCCTCTTGGCCTTTAACTTGTGCATTCCAAGATTCTTGAAACTTCTTATCTAAGTCAGCGGATGGACGCTTACCCCATGCTGTGAAGTATGCATCGCTGTAATACTGACGAGCATCGCCAAGGTCTTTAAATTGCATTGCAGTTTGAATCTGCTTGGCATAACGAGTTGTAGTATCTGGCTGTGCAATAGTCTTGCCTTTAAGACTTGATGCATAAGATTCAAGGAAAGTAAATGGGTCAGTATTTGTACCAACAGATGCAGCAACTACCTTATCAAGAGCAGCAGCAGTTCCCAAAGCATCCTTGCTTAATCCAGCCTTTATAAGCAAAGCATTGATATAATCAAATTGATTATTAAATCCAGTAGGACCAGCAGTATTGCTAAGAGCACGATTAAGATTCTGATATGACTGAGCCTTAGCCAATGGGTCTGTAGCAAATGCAAACTTATAGAACAAGTTTTCTGGGTCAGCCCAGATATTAGGAGCGTTTAGATTGCCACTACCCTTAACTGCTGACATTGTAGCAAAGGCTGTTGGACGAGCCGTGGCTGCAGCACGGGCTGCGTCTGCCGTTGTGTAAACTGGTCCAGCCATTACTTAGTCTCCTTCAATATGCCAGCAAATACGCCGTAGTACATACGGGTAAATTCAGGATTTTCTGTCATTAACTTTTCTCCTAATGCGACAAGTTCATTGCGCATTAGTGTTGGAAGTCCACCCTTAGATGAAAGTTCTGCATAGTTGCTTACCTTGATTGCATTAAGAGAGTCTTTAAACTTCTTAAACTGTGGATAGAACTCTGCAATCTGCTTATACACTGGTGATTTCTGTATTGCTGGGTCTTTTAGAGCCTTTTCAAGTACTGCAATACGAGCATCTGAAATACCTGTAACAAGGTTATCTACTGGCTTAGCACCACCAAATTGCTTGTCAAGTACTGCAATCTGCTCTGCATACCAATCTCCTGTGTATAGGCCAGCAATCTGCTTTTCAGCAATCTGACTCTTGAGCATTGCATAAACCATGCCTTCTGATTCTTGCATAATCTCAGCAGTAGACATCTTACGACGTGCACCACTCTTAACTTGCCAGTTGTAATACTTCTGTGAGTATTCTCCACCTGGGAAGAAGTATGGGATTACATCCTCATTAGGACGAGCATATTTATCGTTAGCACCTGGATTATTGTTTAAGAATGTCCAAGCATCTGTCATACCACTAGAACCTGGTGTGGTTCCACTGACTGCAACTAGAAGATTATTAGCACCAAATTGCTCAGCAAATTTTGCAACTGCTGTGCCTTGGTCTCCAGGATATCTATCCTTTAACTTCTTTAGTTGGTCATAAAGCATTGTCATTGTCATGAACTTTTGCTTATTATCAGGATTCTTAATCTTAACTAGAATCTCATCAACAGGAACTGATGGTGTAACGCTTTGGAAAAAGCCACCTATGATACCGCTCCATCGAGCAATACGTTCAGCATCATTGAATAATCTAATACGTTCTGCATCATCAGCAAGTGGGTTATCGCCATAATCTCCAGTTGATGCTAGATATGATGCCCAGTCTTTGACTCCACGTAATGTGGTTGCATCGCTACCAAGAACGGCTGCAGATGTCTTTTTAAGCCATGCTGGGAATACAATATCTGTTGCAGTTTTAGGTTCACCAAATGGTGTAATAATATCTCTAATTACATCATCAATAGGACCAAAAGCACTTGCTCTACCAGTTGCTTCATAAGCAGCAACCATTGCAGGTCCAAGTCCTGGAACAACTGGGTTGAGAGAACCAAATGCAAGGTTGAGAGATTCTATAGGAGTAGTAATCTGTAGAGCATCTTTCATATTAAGATTCATACCAGCCATTGAACCAAGTACGTTGCCTACTAGTGGCATCTTAAACTTAAGTTGCTGTGTTTGTTCATCCTTGTATAAGAAACCTTGATTATCATCATATGTCATACCAGTTGCATCATAGATAACATTTGTACCTGGTTGAGTAAGTCCATTGAAGGCTTTACCAAACTTGTAGATAGGTACTGGGTTAGACCAAGTAAGTTGACCCCACTTGCTAAGCGTATTGTAGTGTGCCTGAGCAAAAGGTGCAACTATGCGATATGCATTAGCCCATTGTTTTTGCTTTGCAGCATCATAGAATAGGTTCTTAACATAAGAAGAAGCACTTTCTGCAGCAATACTATCAAGAGTCTTAAGTGATGTGCCACCAACGTGTACGTAATCAGGATTCTTTAAACGGTTCTTAAGAGTACTATTGATTACACGAAGTGGTGCTGGTACACGACCAAGAATCTTCTTACCGCCACGAGGTGCAAATGCTTTGTTAGCATTGTTGCGCAGTGTTTGTAGTTCTGCTGTAGAAAGCATATCTGCATAACCTGCAATATTGTCCCAATAGGCAGCATCAAACTCTGGTCCAAAGTTCATCTTACTTTCACCACGTGCTGCTAAATCAAAGAACCAATCAGTAAATTGACGACCTACCTTTACTGCGCCTTCGCCTATAGATTTTTCAATAACATTAGTTACTAAAGAACCAGTTAATTGTTCAGGCTTAAATACAGCAGCAACTTGTTCTATGTATGCCTTTTCAGCAGCACGAACTTGCTCAGTTGTTAACCCTTGCTGACGATAAGGAGTCTTTACTTTAACTACTTTACCAGCATCAGTTGTAATAAGAGCCTCGCCATCACGGATTAAACTTATGACAGCGTTTCTTTGTCCACCTTGGCCACCTAGGAAATTGATTTGACCAGCATAACTGCTTGGTTGAGTTTCATCAAATAGCCATGTAAGAATATTTTCAGCATTGATATTCTCCTTAACAATTCCAGGACCAGTTTCTAGTCCAGGATTTCTAAGAAGCAACTCACGCATGCCTTCATTATCATCATAGATAGCAGATACGAATTCTTTAAGTTTATTACCTGGCTCATCAAATGTATTGATTAAGTTATCAACATATTCAGTCTTAGCCTCAGGAGTTCCTTTTTCAAGTACTCGAATCACATCAGGCATGAACTTATCAGAAGAGAAGTTATTCATAGTCCAAGCAAGACCTTTAAGGAAATCAGGAGACTCTGTTCCAACTACTTGATATGCTTTAAACTTATTAGCCTGACGTCCAGGAGCACCATAGTCACCCACAGATGTACCACGCATAAGTCCACGACGGGCAATCACAGATTGAGATAGTTCTACTTCTGCATCTACATTCTTAAAAGAATCACCTAGTGCATTAACACCATATCGAGTGTTCTTAACAAGTGCTTGCTGGAACTTATTGCCTTGTGGGTCAGCCATAACCATTGCAATGAATCCAACTGGATTATTGAATAGGCTGTTGTGACCAGAGAAGAACTGACGCATCTGCATTTCAGCAATATTGCGGAATACATAAGATGCACGACCAACTAACTGGGCTGTACGCCATAAGTCGTTAGTTTCTTCTAGCAAAATCTTAAGAGATTTGCCTTTACCATACAAAGGTATGTTGGTTTTGTAACCAACAACAGCAGCATTTATCTTACGTGTATCTGGAAGATTAATAACATCATGTACTAATTGTCCTTCAAGGATACCCTTTTCTAAACGGATACTCTTATCTCCAGCCTTAATGATAGCACCGCCACCATTATTAACTGCATTTTCTAATGAGTATGACTTAAGGAAGGCTTCTTCCTTGCCATAAATCTTAGCCAAATCTTTGAGACTTTTAATCTCTGTATCTGCAAGGTTAACACTACGGCCAACTTCATCCATAATCTTGCCAATACCAGTAGATACTGCCTTAGCACGTTCAGCATTTGTAACAGCCTTAAAGATGTCCCGTTGAGTTTCAGCAATAATACGCTCTTGCATTCCTTTGCCAATGATGCGCTTTAGACCTACAGAACTAATCCAAT